ACTGGTAACACTTTTGCTGGTGTATTGAACGGTCGTATCAAAGTATACATCGATCCATACTTCTCTGATGCTTCTAACAACTACTACACAATCGGCTACAAAGGAACTAGCGCGTTTGACGCTGGCCTGTTCTACTGCCCATATGTACCTCTTCAGATGGTACGTGCGGTTGGCGAGCAAACTTTCCAGCCTAAGATTGGCTTCAAGACTCGTTATGGCATGGTTTCTAACCCATTCGCTACTAACGATGGTAATGGTATCGCTGCCCGTCTTGGTACTGGCGACGGTAACAAATATTACAGGCTCGTTAAAGTGGCCAACTTGATGTAAGTTGCTTAAAAACTAGATCTACTCTAAGTAGACGTTTTAAAGAGGTTCTTCGGAGCCTCTTTTTTTTGCTTATAAATAAGTATAGGAACTAAAACGGCAGGATGCCACTTAACAGGATAATCGGAATGGCTTTACAAGGCACACAACCAGACAATAAGAGTTTCCTATCCCCGATAGGTTTTAAGTTCGCTTGCAATCGTTTACCGCATGTAAATTATTTTTGTACTGCTGCTACGATACCAGACATTTCTTTGGGCGAAACTTCTACTGTCGAAAATCCCTTTGTTAAATTACCTGTCCCTGGAGACAAGTTGACCTTTGGCAGATTAGACCTGACGTTTCGCGTAGACGAAGATATGAAGAACTTCAAAGAGATTTATGATTGGCTAATTGCCCTTGGTTATCCTGATAATTTCTCGCAAAGGGGTGCTATAGGAAGAACTAAAGATTCAGTCGGTAGCGTATATTCTGATGGTTCGTTGGTGATAACTTCTTCCAATATGCAACCTAATATCGAAATTAAGTTTACGGACATGTATCCATCAAGTTTGACATCTCTAGAATTTGATGTGGAGAATACGGATATTGAATACCTGAAAGCAACAGTATCGTTCGCTTACAGGAAGTATGAATTGTCTACTATTTCGTAGACCTATATAATAGCATGAATCGCGCAAGTTAGATTGAGCGCAATATATTAATGATTGGAGTGATTATTTGAACATTGAACAGATTGTGAATGAGTGGAACAAAGACTGTAAAATTGATGAGACTGAACTTGGTAGCGAAAGCGCAAAAATACCTCAAGTCCACAATAAGTATTTGAAGATATATATGGGCGAACGCATCGCTCTATTCAAACTTAAATCCGAAACTAAGAAGATAAAGAGAACGCTTCTCGAGTATTATCTCGGCGAACTCGATCAGGAAGAACTTGATCAGTTGGGTCGTCAGCAATTCTACAAGAAACTTCTTAAAAACGAAGTAGACGTCTACATCGAATCAGATGATATGATGATAGAAGCCAACCTGCGTCTGGGAATGCAAGACGAAAAGGTAGCGTATCTCGACTCTATAATAAAAAACATTAACAATCGCGGGTTCCAGCTGAAGACTGCTGTGGACTGGGCACGCTTTACTACTGGGTAATTATGGAAAGAATTGACATATACAAAAAGAACGAGGTCTATCTCAAGGTTGAGTGTGATCGCGGCATAGCCATGGAGTTGTCAGGGTACTTTGAGTTTGAAGTTCCTGGTGCATCATTTATCCCATCAGTCCGAAATAAAATGTGGGACGGGAAGATACGTTTGTTCAACGTAAATACTATGCAGATATATGTCGGCTTGATTCAAAAGATCAAGAAGTTTGCTGAAGAGAGAAGTTACGAAGTCGTGATACACGATGGGCTTGAAGATACAATAGACATCCCGCTGAACGGACTAAATAAGTTTTTGAGTGACGGGAAGTTCAAACCAAGGGATTATCAGCTCAGGGCGGTTGCTCACGCTGTTCGCAATCACAGAGCCTTGATCCTTTCACCTACAGCATCTGGTAAATCGTTCATAATTTACTGCTTGCTCAAATACTACCTCAGGAAAGAATGCCAAAAAGCGTTGGTAATCGTTCCTACAACCTCTTTGGTTTCCCAGCTTAATAGCGACTTTATAGACTATTCAGAAGAACTACAGTTCTATTATACCCTACTTGTCACTGGAGGCAAAGAAAAAAATAACGATAAAGCGAAAATAATTATCAGTACTTGGCAAAGTATTTACAAACAACCCAAATCATACTTTGACCAGTTTGATCTCATCATTGGTGACGAAGCTCATTTGTTCAAGGCAACATCTCTCACCAAGATAATGGAGAAAATGACTGATTGTAAATATCGCTTTGGGTTTACAGGTACGCTGGATGGAACCGTCACAAACAAATTAGTTTTAGAGGGATTATTCGGTCCAGTTATGAGGGTGATAACAACTAAAGAGTTGATTGATAATAATACCCTTGCTGAGTTCCGTATTAAATGCCTTGTACTAAAGTATTCCGAGTTGACGAGGAAGGGCGTAGCCCGATCAACGTATCAACAAGAAATGGACTTCCTCACATCTCACGAAAAACGAAACAATTTTATAAAGAACTTGACATTAACTCGTAAAGGTAATACACTATTATTATTCCAGTACGTTGTTAAGCATGGGCAACCGCTGTATGAGCAGATCTCGGCAGAAGCAGCTGAAGGTCGTAAAGTATTTTTTGTATATGGAGGCGTTGATGCTGACACAAGAGAAGAAGTTAGAGCAATTACTGAAAGGGAAAATGACGCGATTATCATCGCTTCTTATGGAACATTCTCTACTGGCATTAATATTAGGAACCTCCACAATATCATTTTTGCCAGCCCTAGCAAGTCTAGGGTTCGCAATCTTCAGTCGATAGGGCGTGGTCTTCGGAAGGGCGATAATAAGGAGATAGCAACCTTGTATGATATAGCTGACGACCTTTCGCACAAGTCATACAATAATCATACCCTAAAGCATTTTGCTGTCAGAATTAAGATGTACAATGAAGAGTCATTTGATTACAAATTATATAACATAGGAATTGAGAATGGAAATTAGTATTATAAAATTGGTTAATGGGGAAACGCTGATTGCTGAGGTTTCGTATGAAGACGAGGAACATTTAAGTGTTATTGATCCCATCTCAGTCAATATGCAACTCAGGAATAATACTCCAGTTTTAATTTCTACAATATGGATGCCTTTAACAAAGGCGGTGAACATATTTCATATCAGGCAGCAAAATGTTATTTTAATATCACCAGTTGACGAAGACATGCAAATATATTATAATAAGTGTATAGATACGATTCATGAATCGTCAACTGAAAAGAATTCGTTTTTACTTGATCGTAAAGAAGATCAAATGACTGAAAGGGAAATTGAAGAAGCCCTTTTCAACTTACATGAAATGAGCGGATATAGCGCAAACACATCATTACACTGAGGTATATCAATGTCAAAGGAAGCTAAGAAAAGACCGTACTATGTCGACAACAAAAAGTTTTTTGGGGCTATGTGCGACTTTAAAAAGTCTGTAGATGAAGCGAAAGAAAATGGAGAAGCGAGACCCATCGTTCCGCAATATATTGCCGAATGTATTATGAAAATTGCTACGCACCTTTCCTATAAGCCAAACTTCATAAACTACACCTTTCGCGACGATATGATCAGTGACGGTATTGAAAATAGTTTGCAGTATATTGATAACTTCAATCCTGAGAAGTCGAAGAATCCATTTGCGTATTTTACTCAAATTATTTACTATGCGTTCCTACGAAGAATACAAAAAGAAAAGAAGCACCTGTATGTTAAGATGAAATATTCGGAGCATACTAATATTCTTGGCAATACCGCTGACACTCAAGGTCACGATAAAGGTAATAACTTTAATGATGACGTCAAGTATAGTGAATGGACTGAAGAATATATGAAAGGGTTTGTCCGCGACTTTGAAGAAACGAAGCGCAGAAAAATCAAAAAGAAGCGAACCATTGAGGAAGGGAAATGAGAACAGGATTTACCTGTAGCACCTTCGACCTCCTTCACGCAGGGCATGTACAGATGCTGCGCGAAGCAAAGGAGCAATGTGATTACCTAATATGCGCTCTTCAGATTGACCCAAGCATAGATAGGGAAGAAAAGAATGCTCCGATACAAACTGTTGTCGAAAGATACACACAACTGAAGGCAGTTGGATATGTTGATGAGATTATTCCGTACGGAACGGAAGAAGATCTTGAGGACATACTCAATATGTACAGTATTGATGTCAGAATACTTGGCGACGAGTATAGGGACAAAGAGTTTACGGGAAAGGATATCTGCCGTAAAAGAAGCATCGATCTGTACTTCAACAAGCGCGACCACAGGTTCAGTTCTAGCGATCTAAGGCGTCGGATTCAGAGTAAAAAATAACTTTACTTGCAGAAATATCTAAGGTATAATTAAACATTACATCAAAATAACACTCGCGGATGCGCGAGTCAGGATAGTTTGACGATGAAGATAGCACTTATCACGGATACACATTTTGGCGTCAGGAATGATAATGCCAATTTCCTTGATTACTTTGAGCGGTTTTATAGTAAAGAGTTTTTCCCCGAACTCAAGAAGCGTGGTATAACCACAATCATTCACTTGGGTGATATTGTTGACCGAAGGAAATATATTAACTATGTAACGCTTCGCCGCATGAAAGAAATGTTTATTGATAAGTGTGCCTCTGAAGGAATAGAACTTCACGTGATAGTCGGCAACCATGATGTTCCGTACAAAAACACAAATGATGTTAATTCTATGCGCGAACTGTTCGACAAGGGTGACGTGAAATATTATTCTGAAGCGAAAGATATTTCTATAGATGGTCACGACATTCTCATTATGCCTTGGATTAATAATGACAATTATGCTTCCTCAATCACTGCTATGGAAAAAAGCCCAGCTCAAGTTCTGTTCGGTCACCATGAAGTTGCTGGTTGCTTGATGGATCGAGGGAATGTGAATGAGCACGGAATGAAGATTGCTGATTTCTCTAAGTTTGATTTAGTTTGTTCTGGGCACTTTCATCACAAATCAACAACTAAAAACATTGAGTATTTGGGATGCCCTTACGAACTGACTTGGGCAGACTATGGTGACCCAAAGGGGTATCACATATATGATACTGAAACTAGAGGGTTAGAGTTTGTTCGCAACCCTTACTCTATGTTCAACAAAGTCTTTTATAATGAGACAGATAAAACTATGGAAGAAGTTCTTGACAACGACTTCTCTGGTTATGAAAATTCTTTTGTCAAAGTGATAAAACAAAACTGTGACAATCCATATTGGTTTGATTTGTTTATTGACAAACTATATAAGTCTAACCCGATACACATTCAAATCGTAGACGATCATATGAACCTCAATCTGGAAGACGATGAGGATATCGTAAATGAAGCGGAAGATACAATCACTATACTATCGAAGTATATTGATACGTTATCTGACAACACACCAAAGAAGAAACTTGACGCTTTGGTGCGTTCATTATATAATGAAGCATTGACTATAGAGTGAGGGATTGAGATATCGTTAAGTTCAAAAAACTTTCTTGGAAGAATTTTCTGAGTACTGGCAACGTGCCGACTGTCATTCAGTTAGATCGTTCGCCAAGCACAGTAATTACTGGTGAGAATGGTGCTGGTAAATCGACCATACTTGATGCCCTGACATTCGGGTTATTCGGNNCAAACCTTTCCGAAAAATAAACAAACCACAGTTGATGAATTCAATTAACGATAAAGATCTTGAGGTTAAAATTGAGTTCTCTATCGGCAAGGTTGAATATGTTGTTAAGAGGGGTATGAAGCCGCATTACTTTGAGATATACAAGAACGGTAAGTTGTTGGACCAGCCAGGATCTGTTCGAGAGTATCAGCTACAACTAGAGAATCAAATACTGAAGCTGAATTATAAATCTTTCACGCAGATCGTTATACTTGGTAATGCCTCATTCACCCCATTCATGCAGTTATCTACTCGCGACCGAAGGGAAGTGATCGAGGATTTATTGGATATACAAATATTCTCGACTATGAATACATTGCTTAGAGATAGGGTTTCGGATAACAAGCGCAGTTTATCTGAAGTCAGCTATTCGATTGATCTCATTCAAGAAAAGATTGAGGTTCAAGAACAATACCTGAAAAAGGTAAAGAATGATGCGGTAAAGCAGATAAATGACCTAAAAGATGAGATCAACGGTTATAAAGACTCACACGAGTCCGCAGGTTCTCTTTACAGCACTCTTACTGCTGAGGTTGATACCTTACTTCAATCCATTTCCTCTAAAAATAAGGTAGAAAAGAAAAGTAGAAAGGTTGATGACTTATTGAGTAAGTTGAAAGACAAGTCTGCTAAGGCGACCAAGCGAGTCAACTTCTATGAGAAAAACGACAACTGCCCAACTTGTGAACAGATTATTGATTTAGAATTGAAGCACCAAAAGATTAAAAAGACTGCTGACGTTCTTGATAAAACGAAAACTGCCATATCTGAATTGAATGATGAATGCGCAGCTCTCAATGAAGAAATGCATAGGATTAATACTGTTCAGCACAAAATACAAGATGCCCAAAACAAGATTAGAGATTGTAACACACAGATGGAATTATATTCTAAGACCATCAGTTCTCTTGAGGGCAAGATTGAAGAAGTAAAAAGTCAAGACTCGGTAGATTCTGATTCGGAGTCCAAACTTTCTACTATGAATTCTGACTTAGAAACATACAAAGACAAAAAGAAAATACTGGTTGAGAGTCGAGAGGTTTATGAGATTGCTGCTGCTATGCTGAAAGACGGTGGTATCAAGTCGAAGATTATTAAGCAGTATGTTCCTATCATAAACAAGCTGGTTAATAAGTATTTGTCAGCACTAGACTTCTTTGTCAACTTTGAGTTGGACGAGGAGTTTAATGAAGTGATTAAAAGTCGCCACCGAGATGAGTTCTCTTATGCTAGTTTCTCTGAGGGTGAAAAGACTCGTATCGACATTGCGTTACTTCTTACTTGGCGAGCGATAGCCAAGCTGAAGAACTCAACCAACACAAACCTATTGATCTTGGATGAGGTTTTTGATAACTCTCTTGATTTGACGGGAACTGATGAGTTGACAAAACTGCTCAACGATATGTCGGATACAAATGTATTCATTATAACACACACCAAAGGTGACGTTTTGACTGATAAATTCCGCAGTCAGATTCGCTTTGAGAAAGTAAAATCATTTTCGAGAATAGCACCATGATCTATACACTAGTAAAAGATAGCGACCCAATACTCCATAATCCAGCTGAGAAGTTTGATTTCGATAACCCACAAGTAGACCCAGTTGAATTATTTGAGAACCTGAAAGAGACAATGATTGCTAATCGCGGTGTTGGTCTTGCTGCTCCTCAAGTTGGCATACCTCTATCTGTGTTTGTTGTCGGTCACCCTGATGATCCTGATAATATATTTCCAGTATTCAACCCTAAAATCGTAGATTCGGAAGGGGTGATTAATGAGGAAGAAGGTTGCCTCAGTTATCCAGGACTGTTCATAAAGATAAAGCGACCAGCAGTTATTAGAGCAAGGTACACTACGCATCTCGGTGTGACTGATACTATTAAGTTTGGTGGATTTACTGCTAGGGCATTTCAGCATGAGTTCGATCACATATTAGGTAAGGTGTTCACTACTAAAGCAACCAGCCTACAGCTTGACAGGGCGAAGAAGCAAAAGAAGAAACTTGATCGCCTTCGTAACAAAAACTTGACAAACTACATATCATGAGATATACTATGAGATATGCTAAAATGTTTTTGCTGGTTTGGTTATCAGCTATTGTTTCGCCTGACGATCACTTATACGGTATAATGATGTCCCTGCGAAGATTAGAAGAATGTAAAATTATTATTGATAATTGAGGTTATTGTGAAGAGTACAATTGTTGACGTTGATGTTATAACCGCCACCGAGTGGATAAATTGTGAAGATAAACTTGGTCAGTATATGGAAGATTCTGACTATGATCTTCTAATTGAATCTGATACTGATTTTTATTCTCCAACTCCATTCGGCGAACAGAATGGCGAAGGCAATGTGATCTTCAAATACAGAAGAAATGTGTTTACACAAGAAGAACAACAGGGTGCTTATGAAGGATTATTGGAAGCTGCCCAGCCAACCCAAAACCGTGGTATGGCGGCAGGTACTGCTCGCGGAAAACAAGGTGGTACTGCCGAGAGCGATAAGGGTCGGGATTGGGTTACTGCCTGTCATTTAGAAGTTCTTGACTATTTCATGAACGAACGCAAGTCTTTGTTTGATGATGGTGGGGTTGATGCTATCATAGAAAAGTATGAAGGTAAAGATAACGAAGATACACGCGGCATGGTCTGGCTTAGAACTAAAGTAACTGATGCTGGTTACAACTATTCGACATTCTTCCCAGCCAAGGTTGAAGAGTGGAAGTCTATGTCTTCAGCCGATGCTGCTAAAGACGCGACTCTGGTGCGCAAAACATATATCTCTGATACGACTTATGCTAACGCAGTTAATTCCGGCATCGCAGGATTCTTTGACCGATACCCAAGAATACCTTATGGTCGCGCGACAGCATATACTGAGCATAACAAAGAAAAGTATGAGAAGTGCTATCCTTTTATGCGCAAACTGTCAAACGAGTTTGAGGAATACCTTCCGGAAAGATACGCAGTCCAAAAGTCTTGCGCAGATAAACTTGACTCAAGGTTTCTAGTCGCTGGTGACGATACTCCTTTCACAACCATTACTGTTAATAAGAACTTCCGAACTGCCGCTCATCGCGATGCGGGCGACTTGAACGAAGGGTTCTCTAACTTGACAGTAGTTGCTAAAGGTGATCAGCAGTGGACGGGTGGTTATTTGGTTCTTCCTGAATTTAGAGTTGCTGTTAACATTCGCCCAGGAGACCTCTTACTTATTAACAATCACGCAGGTATCCACGGAAATACTGAACTAAAGCCACCTGAAGGAAAAGAACTTTCGGATATGGAGCGTATCAGTTTAGTTTGCTATTTCAGAGAAAATATGCTAAAATTAGGTAGTTGGGAATATGAAACAATTCGTAGAGAGTTTGTTGACTATCGTAGACTGAATAAAGAACACCAGCTTTGGAAGCCTTTGTGGAATGGAGTCAGCCCAAGTATGTGGGAATCTGATGAGTGGTATGACTATCTGTTAGAACGTGGCGGGGAAGATATGCTCAAAAAGAATCACCCTGAAGCTGTTGAAGAAAAAACATCACTTGAATCTTTTTTCTAAATAAACAAATTAATTGAGAGAAACTAATATGATAGATTATCAAGTTGCCATTCCTTCGTTTAAGCGCGAAAAAACCATTCAGACAAAGACTCTGAAGGTTCTCCAGGAACACAACATACCGCCAGAGTTGGTGACTATCTTCACAGCTAATGAAGATCAACAACGCATCTACGAAGAAGCTCTGAAAGATCATCCTTATGGTAAGAACATTGTTATGGGCGTTCCAACTATTGGCGCACAACGTAACTGGATTGAGAAGTATTATCCTGAGGGAACATACCTCATGATGTTTGATGATGACATCGAAGAAGTACAGCGAAAGTCGGGCGAGCAAGACCTAGTTCCAGTTGACGATCTGTATAAGGAGATCATTGAGAATGGCTTCACTAACTGTGAACGGCTCGGAGCAAAAACCTTTGGCATTTATGCTGCCGCCAACGCTTACTTCATGAAAGATCGCGTTTACGATAAGTTGTGCTATATCATTGCTTCAATGTTTGGCGTCATTTGCGATCATGATACAGCTCTCGATCGAGTGACGAATCATGGTGAAGACTATGAGTACAGTTTAAAACAATATGTTAAGAATGGTGTACTTTGTCGGCTAGATAACTACACCGTCAAATCCAACTACTACAAAGAAGAAGGTGGTCTTCAGGATATCAGAACTGAGCAATATGTCCGCGACTCAATTACTATTATTGCTGAAATGTTCCCTGAACTTTGTACTATGTATACTCGAAAATCCACTGGTATGGCTGAACTGAAATTCAGAGATTCCACTGGTCGATACAAAAAAGCAGAAGGAAATACTCTAGACGCTTTTTTTGGATAAATTTATATCGTTACCAAAAGTAACTGTTATAAATAAGTTCGGATGCCCGTTAGGGATCCTACAATTACCTTGCTAAATTAATAGGAGGTCGAAATGACTAAAAACGCAATAAAAGGTATGCACGTCCCACGCTCATTATTCCTAGGATTCGAGCATTTGTTCGATGAGTTGGAAAGAATCCATGGTGCTGGGAGATCTCAAGATAACTATCCACCACACAACGTCGTCAAGATTGACGAAGAAAGGTTTGATATCGAAATGGCTGTTGCTGGGTTCTCGATGGACGAACTCGATGTCACGGTGAAGGATGGTATTCTGGTGGTCAAAGGAGATCCGCTTGATTCTATTGAGCGGGAGTATATCCATAAAGGTATATCGTCACGCAAATTCGAGAAGAGCTTCCGAATCTCAGAATTTGTGGTAATTGATGGTGCCGACTTAAAGGATGGGATGCTCGTGGTGAACGCCAGAGTTGAAGTTCCTGAGGAGCGGAGACCCAGGAAGATCGAAATCGGATCTACTGGGACATCAGTGGCAGCATATTAATGTCGCCACAAAGTGAAGCAGTAGATTGTAACCACTACAATTTACTGGAGAGAAACATGCGCAAGTATGATAATCAACAGATCGGATTCGCACTTTCAACATTCGTAACATTGGTGGCAGTACACCTAGTCGCCCCAATCACGATGTTGTTGGCTGTCGGGTCGTTCTAATCAAAACCGAGATGCGTTATGGGGCTAGACCTCATGACGCTCTCACCTCCTCCCTTATACTTTTTGGTTATATGCATATAACAAATCGGTATAAAAAAACATTAAAAAGTGCTTGTATATAACCTCAAATGTTAGTATAATAGCGTCTGATTTGAGGAAATACTATGAATTTGAACTCTAAAGATATATTGGCTAGACTACTCGCTACTGAGAACGTGACTGTTACGCATAAAAATGCCCAGACTGCCTCGTTCAATGTCCGCGACCGTGTTTTAACTCTCCCTATGTGGGACGATATGGATTCTAACACTTATGATCACCTCGTTGGTCATGAGGTTGGTCATGCCCTTTATACGCCAGAAGATGGTTGGCATGATGCTGTCTGCTCTAAAGGTCAGGCTTATAAGTCNNGTAAGTCATTCCTGAACGTAGTTGAAGATGCTCGTATCGAGAAAATGATTCAGGCTCGCTATCCAGGTCTGAGAAAATCTTTCATATCTTCATATAAGAAGATGCTCGGCGAAGGGTTCTTCGGTGGCGATATTGACACTATTAACACTTTTGACCTGATTGACCGAATTAACACATACTTTAAAGCAGGTCGTTCCGCTGGTGTTCGCATTGAGCGTGATGAGATGACTTGGGTCAACGAAATCGAGAACCTTGAAACTTGGGAAGATGTTGTTGACGTTACTGACCGCCTATTTTCTTTTTGTAAAAAGAAGAAGGATGAAGAACTTGAGCAGCTTGAAGATTTTATGTCCTCTCCCGAAAATCAAGAAGAAGAACAAGATGAAGATTCTGAATACGATGCCTTTGATCATGAAGATGACTATGATGATGAAGATTCAGAATCTAACTCTACTGATGTTGAGCAAGCGAGTCAACAAGATGAAAGTGAGTCTGTAGGTTCTGAAGAAGCTGATGAAGATGAGGAGCCTATGAATGCTTCTGATATGTCATCTAGTCCTGAGGAAGAAGATGAAATGATCTCCAAGACTGATAAGATGCTCCGAAAGAATATTGCTAGTGAGCATGGAGATAATGATGATTGTGCTTTTAGAACTATTGATATCAGCAATGCTCCTATCGATGGCAGAATAGTTAGCTACAAAACCATCATCAATGATTACATGACGCCAAAGACGCCTGAAGGCGAGCAATGTTACTTCAGCGAAAATATCCGTATGGGCTTGCGCATTGGTCGAAAGGCGTACAGGAAGTTTCTACTCGAAAACAAGAAAACTGTTAACTACATGGTCAAAGAGTTTGAGATGAAGAAATCTGCTTCTGCTTACTCTCGACAGTCAATCTCTAAGACTGGTGTGATTGATCCAGTTAAAATGAACAGCTATCTGTACAATGATGACATCTTCCGCAAAGTGAGCGTTACTATGGACGGTAAAAATCACGGGATGATTATGTATATGGACTGGTCAGGTTCTATGGCTGATGATTTGAATGCTACTATTTCACAGCTCCTCAACCTCGTCTTGTTCTGTAAACAAGTTTCAATACCTTTCCGCGTATATGCTTTTACAGACCGTGGTAATGATATTAGTGAATGTGATCCATCGAGCAATGTGAATACTCATATGAATACGACTGGGTACTATGAAGGGTTTAGATTGCTCGAGATGTTCAATAGCGAAATGAACCGAAACGACTTTAACAAAATGGCTGAAATATGTCTGGCGTTGTCTAAATGCTACTCTAACTATCGATCCTGGACTTGCCCGAATGTTCTGATGCTTGGCGGCACTCCTTTAGATGAGTGTATCGTTGCCGCTCTGCAGATTCATGATGAATTCAAAGCCAAGACTAATGTTGATATTGTGAATACAATCTTTTTGACTGATGGCGAGAGTCACCCAGTACTGGCTAGAACCCAAGAAGATGAGCGAGCTTGGCATACAAGAATCAATAATCTTTATGATAATTATGGTAGTCGAGTATTGTATTTGAATGACCCAGTCACGAAGAAACGCTATAGAGTATCTGGCTACAGAGATATTGGTACTTCTACCTTATTGAAGATCTATCGCGAAAGAACCAAGTCGGTGACTGTTGGATACAGAATTATGTCTCCTAGCTGGGGATCGTTTAAATTCCAGCTTCCCAGTTCCGTCAGTTGGTCGGTTGGTACTGATCTTTGTAAGAAAATGCGTGCTGATCGATTTGTTGTTTTGCCACCAGTGCTTGGCTATGATCGCTGTTTCGCAATCGCTGGCGGTCGTTTCTTGGCGACATCTAATGGCGGGATTGAGGTTGATTCTGATGCGTCAAAGGCGAAGATCCGAACTGCCTTCAAAAAGGCGAACAACGCTAGGAAAGGTTCGCGAAAAATGTTGTCTGATTTGATTGAGACTATTTCTTAAACGAATGACGACTATAAGTTAAATAAATGACTAAATCCTTTACATGTTTGATGAATGCTAGTATAATAGCTACTTAATTGAGATGAGGAATATATTATGAAATTATCTAAAGCTGAACTTGCCGCAAGAACTCAAGAATTGACAAAGTTATTGTCAGATCGCCACGGTGCTGGCGCGACTCTTCCAGCCGCAACGATTAGATCTGTCGGAAAGGAGTTGGGTTACGAAAAACCTCCTGGTGCCATCTGGAAAAACAAAGCGAGCTATGGGATGTATACTATTCCTCTATTGTCAGGCCAAGAGCCTGTACAGGCTTCCCCTGAGCCTTCTGCGGCCACCGCTGCCCTTCAGCCCAACAAACTGGTTGCTGATTTGAATATTACCACCAATGGTTTCACCGAGAACCTTGTCCCAGCGAAGGATCCTTTGTTTGTTCCTTTCGGCAACTTCAATCCTTTGAAGAAGATTCTTGGCGCCAAAATGTTTTACCCAACCTTCATTACTGGTATGTCTGGTAATGGTAAGACCTTTTCGGTTGAGCAAGCGTGTGCTCAGTTGAAGCGCGAAGTTATCCGCATTAACTTCACTATTGAAACTGATGAGGATGACTTGATCGGTGGCTTCCGACTCGTTGAGGGTGAGACTCGATTCTTCAAAGGTCCAGTTATCAAAGCGATGGAGATGGGTGCTGTACTTTTGCTTGATGAGATTGACCTCGGCAACCCTGCCAAGATTATGTGTCTTCAGTCAATCCTTGAGGGTAAAGGATACTTTATCAAAAAGACTGGTGAGTACATTAAACCTGCCGCTGGGTTTACGGTTGTGGCTACTGCCAACACCAAGGGTAAAGGTTCTGACGATGGTCGGTTCATCGGTACTAATGTTCTCAACGAAGCGTTCCTTGAGCGTTTTCCCGTGACTTGTGAGCAGGAATATCCTACGGTCGCTGTTGAGAAGCGCATCCTGAATGCTGTCTTTGAAGACCTTGGTTTATCTGACCCTGACTTCGCGGAGAAACTTGTTGACTGGGCTGACATTATCCGCAAGACTTTTTATGATGGCGGCATTGATGAGGTAATCTCCACTCGTCGCTTGGTTCATATCGCTAAAGCGCACAAGATCTTTGATGACCGTATGCGTGCTATTGATATGTGTATCAATCGCTTTGATGAGGATACCAAAACTTCTTTCCGTGATCTCTACACCAAGCTGGATGCTGATGTAGAGGTTGCCGAAGAAGGCTCTATTGAGGAGTCAGTATCTCTCGAGTCAACTTTTTAAAAGTTGACTTTTTATGATTTCCGTAGTAAACTACAGTTATAAACTAATAATTCACACCGAGGAAAAATGAATGGAAATGGAAATTGAGTTGAGTGAGCTGCGCAAGCGTAAAATTATGGTGGCCACTCCGATGTACGGTGGCCAATGCCACGGGATGTACGCAAAGTCTTGTGCGGATCTGTCTAAACTTTGTCAAGCGTATGATGTTGATTTAAAGTTTTTCTACCTGTTCAATGAATCGTTGATTACTCGCGCTCGTAATTATTGCGTAGATGAGTTTATCCGAAGTGACTATACACACTTGATGTTTATTGATTCTGACATCGGCTTTGATCCTCATGACGTTCTTTCTCTAGCAGCTATGATGGATCCAGAAGAAGAAGATCCTAAAGAAGTTATGTGTGGACCATATCCTAAGAAAACAATCGCTTGGGAAAAAATTAAACGTGCTGTTGATAAAGGGTTCGCTGATGAGAATCCACAAAATCTAGATAAGTATGTTGGTGATTATGTATTCAATCCAGCAGATGGCGGTGATTCTATTCGCATAGATACTCCCTGTAAAGTTCTTGAAGGTGGTACTGGGTTTATGATGATTACTAAATCTGCGTTTGAGAAGTTCACTGCTGCTTATCCTGATTATACTTATCTTCCTGATCATGTTCGAACCAAGCACTTTGATGGTAGTCGCGAGATCGGTATGTTCTTTCAAGCATTGATTGATCCCAAGTCTAAGAGATATC